GTAAGACAACACCATCACTGCTGTATAATCTCACAGCTACTCCACTTTCATTATCAGATAGATATCCTACAAAATTTATCTGTATTAGATAAATTCCTGCTATGGCTAATCTCACTACGTGATTACTTGAAGGTTTGGTAATATTAGTGGTATCCCCTACGATTGTTTCCCAGGTTATATTGCCTTGTGTGTTTAAATGATTAATTAATTTCAGTTGCGCATATCCATAAGCTGCGTCACCGTCAATAATACCTTTTTCAATCAATACATTATTTTTAAGGATAGGTTCGTCTGTACCTGATTGAGTAAATACGGTTTTTCCACCAATTGTAAGAGTTGCCATTATTCAGGTACCTCCGGCCAATCAACATTTGTCAAATTACCTTGATCATCTAATTTTGGTTCTTGTGTTTCTGGTAGATCCCTAAGTGATTGTAAATATGTTTTCCATTCTTCAGAAACTACTAAACTTTGACTGTATGCTTTTATTGTTACCCAATCTGTTTCTGCTAATCTACGATTGCGTTCTATGCGTAGCAAGCGCATTGGTTCTAGTGCTTTTAATTCTGTTATTTTTTCTTGAATTTGTTCCCATGAAGGTACTGGATCAATATGATCAAAAAATTCAATGTAATTTCTATGTGTTGTTCTTACGGAATTTTCACCGGCAAGTGCAATTCCTGCTTGGTATAAATAGTTACTCATTGTTGGACTTCCTGCACTATGAAATAAAAAGCTACATCTGAATAAGAACCTCCAAGTCGGCCCCAATTGGTAACATTAGCCGTAGTATCATCATGCGTTGCAAATTCCATTGTTTTACCAGATTCTTCAATTCTAAGGATCGCATGTACATCCACATTATTTAAATCCTCCAAACAAGTATAAAGAATTACTGTAGATTCTGCTGCATGATAATTACCTCCACCATCATAACCCATTTTTTTATAGGTTCTTCTATTTTCACTACCCCATTGCACACCCATTGAGTACCAAGATAAAGACTCTATGTTAGGTCCACCATAAGAAATAGTACCAATTAATAAATTACCTTGCTTTGCACTAAAATTAGGGATAGTCAAATATGACCCTTCCGAATCCTTCAACCTATAAATGCCATTTGAATCTAATGTAGCACTGAGTGTTCCACTTGAAGCTGGTGTAGTGGCATATGTTACATCTACCTGTGAAGATTGAGCTACATATGTGGTTACACTTCTTGTTTGGATCACATGTCCAGCAGGGAATTGAACATTGTTATTTAAACTGAGATTTCCAGTCCCATTATCGTGACTTGCTAGTGTCTTACCGCCTACTGTGATTGATCCACTCATCTTATATCCATTGTACCTGTTACGTCAACAGTGCCTGTGACTGAGATGTTGTTAAACACAGTAAGATTGCTGGTTTCTGGCACGGTTATGCTACCACTGACCGTGATAGGTCCAACCAGAATGGCTGAATAATTATCAGTTATGGTTACTGTGTCACTGTATGTTGTATCATGCATCATCAACTTACCATGGAAGTTATCTGCGTATAGTGTTCCTGACATATGTTATTTATTCTCCCGGTTCATCTGCTGGTTCTGGTTCATTACCTTCTGCAAGCCACGTTAAGTATTCTTGATAGTCTGAGTTGGCTGGGTCTAATGGAATCCATAATTGCTGTTTTAGATTTAAGATATTTACAATATTGTTATTTTCTTTTATTAATTTATACATTATAACTCTGATGAAAATGTAGCACCACTGTTAACTGAATCAGGAAATATCATATAACTTGTCCCAGTAGTAAGTGATGTTGAGGAAGTGAATCGTATTGTTACCTGTTGAGATCCACCAGAATTGCTCCTATAAGAAGTGGTTCCAGAAGTTAATGTAGTTGATATATTAGATACACCTCCTAAAGCGACTCTATCAGAAGTGATTGTGGCTATTGTTGGGGTACTTCTCATTGAAACAGGAAAATATATATTTGTTTGTGATAATGTGCTTGTGTAGGGATGTATTATCAACCCACTAAGTGATGTAAAATTAAAGAAATACCTTTGACACAAACTTAATTCCATTCCTATTTGACGATGCTCAAATGGTGTGGCTGTGTTGCCCATTTCTAATTGTACTCCGGTAATGTAAAAACTGTTTGCAATATTATCACTTAGATTAATATTTGTTGAGCTTACCCTGTTTGCATTAGTCCTAGCATCCCATGCTGTTTGTAGTGTACCACTGGTAAAGCCTGTGCCTGCCATTAACCACCAGCTTAAATGCAAAGAAGCAAGATTATCATTATCAAGCGCCCCTGTAGTATCACCTGGAAATGTAACACTGTGCCTTGTCCAAGCAGTGGTTGCTGTAAATTGTGCTGATATACTGCGAGTGTTATCTCGATCGTCTAGCTCTACAGTGTACACCCCGGGCTTGGTGGTCTTGCTATACCAACTCACGGTCATTGGCTGTGCAGCACTGTTGCCTTTTACGAATGATTGTAGTTCCTGACCTTCAAACTTGTATTGTATGCCAAAATGATCTGAACCACCAGCACCACTGGTTGCTGTGTTGTCTATCAACAAACTTGTTGCAAAGCCTGCAGGTGCATCAGTGCTTTGTGCTAGAGTATATTCACCAAATCCGCTACCAAACGTATGCCATCTATCACAAACCACGGGTTTTCCCGATGCGGTGACACCTGTGACTGGTGTGGTTGAATACTGTGCTACTGACATACTGCCATTTATAATCTTGTTTCGAAACATGTAGCTGTGTGCAGGTACCACACTATCTGCCAGTGTGGTATTCTTTATCTGTCTTGAGCTGTCTATTACCTCAGTTGTGCCAATATTTAATTTATCAGTAGCAACTGTGACAGTGTTTGCGGTTTCACTGATTATGTCCTGGCCACTGCTGTCTTTGAGAGCATGTTTCAGCTTTACACCAGCGCCTCCTGGTCCTTGTTCTATTTCATCTACTTTGATTATACCTGGCATAGTTATTCTTTCGGATATTGTTTCTTAATTTCTGCCACACGACTCTTCCATGCAGTTAAACCTTTCTCAGTTATAAATTCTAATTGTTCATGTGGAGAACCATATGCAGTCAATCTTTTTTCTTGATAAGTGGGTTCAGGTTCTGCTATTGGTTCAGGTGTTGTTATTTTCGCTATTATCCATTCAACACCATTAAACACACAAGTTTCTTTGTCAGTATCAAACTCCGGCGGTGCGACTTCTGTACTGTCCTTGGGTAACAGATATACATTTTCTTCTAGGGGACTTCTTTGTCTACGTACTGGTTGTCCTGTGTAAATATTATAAGCGTACATGTTTTCCTAGTGTTTTATACAATACATAACAGAGATATTCCTAGGTCTTGTTTCTGACCCACCTGCGCTGGTTACAGTGACTGGTCCACCGCCACCACTACCAACAGCATAAAAATGACTGGAGGTAGCACTACCTCCGCCAAAACCTATACCGCCTGTGTTATGATTATGGCTTTTGAACAGATCGCCTTGAGCACTAGCAAATGTCCTGCTAGAATCTACGCCTCTAGTGTTGTCCCAACCACGCAGGAATTCTCCACGTAGATCAGGTACTTCGAAAACTGAGACTGGGTTCCAACTGACCCCGCTATCTGATTCAAGGTCTGAACCACTAGTAGTGCCTGAACCTACTGCTTGATATACTGCACCTGCAGCGTTTTTCCTATATTGGTTTGCGGTAATGCTCTGTCCTGATGCCCATGCAGTTACCCACTTCGTACCAATCACACCATACAGGCTACTGTAAGTCGATTGGTTTACAGCAGATCCGTCACACTCTAACCATCCTGCAGGCACTACGTCGGTGCCAAACGCTGCGATTGAACCAATAAAGCTGGCATTGAATGTAGCAGTGTCGTCACCATTAACATTTACTAACACTAAACCACTAGAGTTACGGATATTATTATGTAGGACAATAGAATTTGCAAGGGTTCTTTCTTTTAGATTATCTATGTGTAGTGAACTTGCCATGTTATATTATCGTTAAACTTCCATTTACTGTTATAATACTATTTACTGTTAAAGGACCAACTATCAATGCATTTTCATCTGCAGCTACTGTTACATCTGCATACATAGTGCTGGGATTAGCCAAACTGAGATGATGTGCACTTTCTCCCCGGGTAAAATGTTGATCACTGCGGAATCCAGGAGTAATTATTTCAACTGCCACAACATCATCTACCAACCTACCTGCTGCAAAAATTATTTTCCTGGTGGTGTAATTTATCGTGTAGTCTATTTCGCTCAATCGCAAGCCATTTAGATACACGTTAATTTTATCACTCGCACCAAAATTTTGCGTGACTGAAAACTCTGTTTGTCCGGCAGTGCTGGTAAATGTTTCTCGCATGTAACTGCTGCGAGCTATGTCTGTAAGTTCATTAGTGCCAACTACATTAACAATATCTCCTGACTCTGGTGCGGCAACAAAGGTAATCATTGTGCCTTCAGCATGGATATTGTAATCAGTACCTTCATTTAGTTTTATTCCGTTTTGGAATACTGAGACAAAATTACTGTTATATTTTACACCAAAAACTGTGCGAGTGCCATCGCCTGTGTATGATCTACTGTCCTGTACCGTTTCAGTGGTTGGTTGGTTCCCTATGTAAGGCATTACGCAGGTACCTCCGGCCAAATTATGTTTGTTAAATTACCATCGTCATCTAGTTGTGGTTCAGCTGTTGTGGGAAAATCTCTTAGTGACTGTCTATATGTTTTCCATTCAGTAAGTTCTGTGCCCTGCTCTAATCCTTTTGTGATAATCCAATCTGTTTCTGTTAAGAGTTGATTGCGTTTTTCTCGCAGTCTCCTTAATGCACGGTCATAAGCTTGATCTTGCCAAGTCTTTTCTTGCTGTTCAACCTCTGCAATATCTCTAGCATTACTCATTTAATTACCTTTTACTTTATTATTGTTTTATTTCCATAGCAACAATAGATGATATTCCACGTTCTTTATTTTCTAAATCATATGAACCTGTAGCTGCATTACCTGCAACATTTCTATTTGTATATAATCCAGTAGCACTGATATTTCTTGAATAGTGTATAGAAACTTTATAGGTAACAGCAGAAAGTGTGTTTGGCTGATCAAAATATTGATATTTCGCACTTTCCAAAGTATCTGTAGCGTCATCACCATAAAAACTTAAAGCAGGAGGTGTTACTCCATGAGCCATAACGTTTACAGAACCTAAACCACCACCAATATCTGGAATTCCAATTGCTGTAGAATCTCTTATAATTCCAAACATAGAATCATGAACAACATTATAATCTTCAAATTCTCCACACCAACCAACCTGTAACCAAATAACTGAATTAGTAAATCTAGGAGTTATGCTTACATTTAAAATTTCAGTGCCACTTCCAGCTACTCCATCACAAATTGGATAATGAGTACGTTTTACCATACCTGTCATCCTAGCAGTACCCTTAAACTGAGTATACTGTACTTGTAAAATATGTCCAGCAAAATGATTTGCAGTTACAACTCCGCTTGCTTTACGTATTACTTCTGTGCCATCTATGGTCAAACTTGCATCAGGCATTGATCATCCAGTTAAATTTAAGTTTCCTGTGCTGCCAATCACAATGTTACCTGTAACATTGAGATTGTTTACAACATTCAGTGTGCCATTCACTGTGATATTTGGAACTGTGATAGGACCACTTAGTATGGCGCTGTAGTTATTATCTACCACAACATCATTCGTAAACGTTTTTGTGTTTATTCCAACTAGTACACTTTTCTGTTTAGTAATACTTGGCATAGTTTTTCCTAAATTACGTTTAGCACACCCTCAACATTCAGTGTACCTGTAAAATTGACAGGTCCAGCAAAGAATGCATTGTTTGCAGCAGGAATATGTAGATCAGCAGTATAAGTATTGGGATTCATAAAATATCTTGCTTCTACTTTCTGCATGTTTACAGCCTGTCCGCCTGTTAGGTGTATATCACTGCGTTCTATCACTTGATTAGTGGTTGTGGTATGTCCTAGTATTTCTATTACGTCTTCCGCTTGCAGTGTAATACTGCTGGTTGGTATGCGTATATCTACACCATTTGTAGCTACATAATCACTGGTTGCGAGATTAATACCTCTCACAATCACACTCACATGATTTGGTGTATAACTTGCAACAAAAGTATAGTATCCACTGTTGGTTGCCGTGTCAGCATTAGCACCAAGATATTCCTTATGATCTATCAAATTAGCTGCGTTTGTGGTCCTTGGTGCTGATCCTAGGTATGGCATTAATCACTCTCCGGGGGTGTTGGCCATGTTGGATTATTGGCATCTGCTGTGTTGGCTGGCAAGTCTCTCAGTGCTTGCCTATAAGTCAACCATTCACTCTGTTTTGCACCTTGATAATCAATTGTTGCTCGCCAATCTGTTTCGGCAAGAAGTTTATCTCTCTCATCTCTCAACATCATCATAGGTTCAGCAGCAATAACTTCTTCTATTTTTTCTTGTATTTCTGTTTCAGTAGGTTTGTGTCCGTTATCATGAATAATAATTTCATTATTTGCTGTATTGGTCCAAATCCTTCCCTTCATTATGATTTTTAATGCTTCATTTCTATAATTCATTGTCCTATCTCCATAAGCGTTAGAGTCACCACTTTACCATTTGTAAGCCAATGATTGTTTGCACTAGCTGACAAATAAACTTGTATACTAACCTGCAGTGTCGTGGCTGGTGTATACAACCATTGATTTGCAGTAGGAAATCTAGAATAAGATGTATGATTTACAGATTGGGCAAATTCTGCATTAGGTATCGCCGTGTATGATGCACCGGCTATTGATTGATAAAAATATAAAGTTCTAATACCTGCACCATCACAATCAGCTTCTCCACCATTGAGAGATATAAAAATTTTATTAGTGTTTGACTTTAAAGAGGGCAATGTTGCTATAAAGTTTGTTGCAACCGGTGTAGTATAACCTGTACCAATTGCTGCCCCACTAGTGTGTTGTTGCTGCACAACCTGCAATACATGTCCATTGAATAAAACATCGCTACTGAAATTTATTTTATTATTACTCTCTGTAGCAAATGTTACGCCATTTAATTTAAAATCTGCCATTTATGTTCTCCAATCTAATGTGCCTTGCACATTGATATCTTGTTTAAAATCTACATCTGTACCTATAAACATAAGATTTGCTGTGTTAGGCACCGTTACAGTATTGCTAAATTCAACTGTGCCATAAAATAAACTGTTTTTACCTGCGATTGCCGTATATGCTGTGTTAATTACTTGCGGTACAGACACACCTGACAACAACGCAAATTGATTATTAGCAATATCCAAAACTTTACTCATGCATTATCCATTTCTAAAATACTGAGTGTAACATCTAATGCACTCGCAGTGCTACTTAAAACTTTTATGGCATCTGTCTGCTGTAATACCAATTTTTGTCCTGCAAACATTTCTAGTGTGCTGTTCTGTGGCACACTAACTCCACTTAATAATAGAACATCTGCATTCGTTTCTGTGTCTGCTGTATCAGATACCAGCGTGACAGTTACTGTAATATTTGCTGCGGCCTTGTTAGCCAGCACAAGTCCTAGCACCACTGATGTCTTACTGGCAGGCACTGTATAGACTGTATCTGCTGTGCTTGCACTTGTATCTGCTTTTGTTTTAACTTTAAATACGCTCGCCATTATTTATCCTAATGCTATTGCAGCAACGATTGGATCTAAATCGCCTGCAGTGTTTGGAGTGTTTACCCATTGGTTATTATTGTAAACCAATATATCATTATTCTGTGGATTAGTTGTGGTTACATTTGCTAGTGAACCTAGAGTGATTGCACCCCCACCAGCGGTGATTGTAATATTTCCACTTGAATCACTTGTAGTGGTAATACCTGAACCTCCAATTAGCTTAATGTTCTGATTTACACCTACTGTTTTGTATTGATCATCATCTGCTGCGATCCTCCAAAGCACACTCGGACCGGTGATACCAATACCATTTGTAATGTGAGAAACGGTAATACCGTTATAGCCTCTGAACTGCACCGTGTTGTTTACAGTTACATCCTGATATGTACCTGCTTGATCACCCTTTCGCCACGCGACATCTGTGTTTTGCACATAACTTGTAAGATCTGCACCATTTATTGTTATATTGCCATTTGCATCACTTGTTGTTGTAACATTGGTGCCTCCTTTTATAGCAAAGTTTGCGCCAATACTTAATTGTTTATATTGTAAATCATCAGCTCCTATGTTCAACAGATTAGCGGGTCCAGAAATAACAATGCCACCACTGCCATCGTTACTGGTTGTGATATTATTACCGCCTTTTATTTGTATCGTTTCATTTATTAAAACAGGATCTGTGGTAGTGTCATCTGTGGTAATACTGAAAGCAGTGGCAGTGTTTTGCACATAATTAGAAAGATCAGGTCCAGCAATTACTATGTTTCCTACTGCATCGCTAGTTGTTGAAACATTTTGTGTACCGCTGACTTTTATCCTGTTTCCTACAATTATATTTCGGTATGTATCATTATCCGCACTAATCTGCCAAGCTACATCTGTGCTTTGTACATAAGATGTAAGATCTGGACCAGTAAAAGTTATACGGCCTTCTGCATCACTTGCAGTTGATATATTTTGGGTGCCACGTAATTCTAGTGTTTCTCCAATCTTGATATCTTTGACTGAACTATCATCTGCTGCCACACCAATATGTAAATCTTGCGGTACAACACCTACCCTTATTTTATTACCATTCCTTACTATTCGTATGCCTTCACCTTCAAGCAGTTGTACTTCAGTGTCAAGACCTTGTTCTACGATACTAGCAAAACTAGCAATAACGTCAATAGAATTATTTGCCGATGCACTTACTTTGAAATTACTGTTGAACCCCATTGTAAGTTTTTCGCCAGAATTGATGGCTCTGAGACTGCTACCAACTGGCAGCATCACATCTTTCATGTAGTAGCCATCATCCAAGGTGGCATCTACGTAAACAATACTATCACTCACATTAGTGAAACTTAGACCAATCACAGTGAAACGATTATTAGCTGTGGTTTCTAAAAGGGTAGTTTGGGTTGTGCCTAAATTTTTTAAAATTTTATTTCCTACCACAGTTGTCATTTGTTATCCAAATATAAGTGCATTAATAAATCCATCATCAGAAGCAGCACCTCCGCCTCCTTCTGTGTTACCTATTTCGATAATAGCATTGTTGCTATCTCTAACATATATTTTTTTATCTACTGTATTTACCGCAAGTTCACCCTCTTCAATATCAGCTGCACTTGGTATCTCAAATGATACTTCACTGCGCCTAGGTTTAATTTTTGCTAAAAATCCAGTCGTTGTACCAGTGCCGGTTCCGTATATACCGCCGTTGATAACATTTGTCCAATCAGGTGTACCACTGTTTGAATAGAGTATGTAACCACCAGTGCCAGCAGTAGTTACCTGTAAATTACCAGTCCCATTACCATAGAGTATTGCATTAGAAGTTACAGTGGCTAACCCTGTACCACCATTAGCCACAGGTAATTGATTTGTAACCTTGGCTGAGAGATCAATTGTGGTATTTGCAATTTTTGCATTCACAACACCTTGATCTTTAATTCTCACAATATCATTATTGATTTCAAGTGTGCTGTTATCTGTTTGCACAGTCAGTGTGTTACCAGCCTTTATAAGACCAGCACCAGCATCTATCTGTCCTGCACCTGAAAACTGCTCAAAAGTAATATCCGTAGTGCCAAATGTTGGGCTTCCATTATGGGTTGCTACAAAACCATTGTTTGCATTTACCGACCCTTGCTCTACAAAAGTAAAAGAGCCTCCTGTGACATCCACAGAACTATCTGCATCTTCTGTGCGTTTTATTACCCAAGGAGTTGATCCACTACCTGTGTCAGTGACATAATAAAAACCGTTCTGGGTTTGATCAGTCTGGTCCTTGACTAAGATCCTATCATTTGCCTGCAGAGTGATAGTGTCAATAATCAATGCAGCATTTGCGGTGCTGGTTAGAGAAAAGGTTACAAAACTATAGTTTGATGGTAAATTTTGTGTTGTTGCTACTTTACATGATGCTTTAACATCAAGCCCATTAGACAAAGAATCAACATAGGCTTTTGGTGCTAGACTGTGAGAACTAAATGCTCCTCGTGTGTGATAATCAGAACCAACTGTAATAGTGCCTGTGCTACCAAACGGAGATATATCTAGATCTTGGTTTACATCACTTGCATGCCATTTGTTATCTGCGTTGTATCTCAACAAACTTCCTGTTGATACATTTGTTGTAGATACATTTCCTAAATCTTGTAGATCAAGTGTAGGTGCTTGGAGAATTAGATTGACTTCATTAGGTGCTTGGATTGGAGTGGTACCACTCGGTAGTCTACCAGTGACTGCATACAACACATTATTGAAATCTATCATGTCTCCAGCATAATATCCGTCACTACTGCTTGCATCATAATCACCAACGAACTTAAATCCGTTTATTAAAAGTTTCCAATCACTTTGTACTAGGCCTGTGGTGGCATTTAATGGCTGCTGGGTGGTACCAGCTTCTGCTACTACTACATAAGATTTGCCATGGAATTCTACTACTTGCCGATAAACATATGTGCCTGCACTCCATGTGCCTTGCGGATCAAATCCTGGAATTACAACATCAAAACTTGCTGCAGTGTTGCTAGGAGTTTGACTATTTGTGGTAGCAGTCTTAGCTCGATATAAAGAGCCTTGCCATCTTACCATATCTCCTTCTGCAAGTACAGTAGTACCATTGTAAGTTGAAATGTAATTACCAAAACCTTGCGCTAATGGAGCCCAATATCCTGTGGCATTAGCAACCTCTGTAGCAGGATTACTCGTGCTAGTAGGGACTTCTGCCACAGCAATGTAACTGGTATTTGCATAGAATACTATGTCATTTTTATAATATATTTTATTGTCATTCCAGGTAGTGTGGAATTGAAAACCTTCTGTGATCTTTTTGAAACTAGATTGGCCTGTTGTGCTAGGAGGTCGATTGCCACTGTCAGTGTCAACCACTGTGGTTATCCCCGTAGCAGTGACCACATATAATGATCCACTATGGGTAACAGCATCAAAAAATTCTAGATCGGTTCCATTAAGAGTACTGTACTCTCCTTTGAAATTTAATCTTACCCTGCCTAAATTTAAAGTTGCCATACTATGTCCTTTTATTCATCTGTTAAGATAAATTCTCCGTTGCTGTTTATTTTGGCATTATCGCTGTTAAAAGTATCAACATGATGTAACAACATATCTCCATCATCTGCAATAGAAATATCTATAATTACTCCAATTGCACCTCCACCTGATCCAGTACCAAACCGTGTATTGTTAATTGTCAATTGCTTATAGGTGCTTCCTGTTGGATTTGTAAGGATTTCAATACCAGATCCTGCAACAATTTCTATTATATCTAAACCTGTTGCAACTAAATCTGTTTCACCGCTTACTTTCCAAGTCTTGAAAGTAGAGTTCATCTGTATTTTTACTGCACCTGATCCTAGATCTGTTACATCAAATCCGCTATCAGTATCAAAACGAATATCAGTTACATTGTTTACAGTTGTTAATGCTGTATTATTAGAATTTATTTTTTTTACTGTTAAAGGATTAGCAACTGATGCGAAGGAAAAACTACCTGCACCATCTGTTTGTAAAAATTGTCCAGATTGTCCGTCACTTATACCTAAATTTGTAATTGATGTAGGCACTACAGGTGGTGTTAAAGAAAATACACCTGTAGCATTATTATATGATAAATCACCAGTGCCACTTGCAGTATTAGTAGTGGCACTGAAATCTGCTTTTGTAATTATAGTTGCATCAAGATCATCTAGCACAGTCTTTAAAGTATTACTAGAACTATATGTTAATCCACTGCTATCAATAGAAAAGTTATCTTCTTTATCCTCCACAATGCTTATGATCTGTTCCGCACCATTAGAGTCTAAATGTTTGAAAAATAACTTTCCGTCTCTAGTATTGACTGCAAGTTCACCATATTCTAGATCTGATGCAGTAGGAACACTGCCAACAGTAGATGACCTTTTTAATTGTATTTGTGTTGTCATCTATTATCCTGTTAGTAACTGCCTCCGTCAAGTGCGTTTACAGTTGCAAAACCTGATATCACGCTAAATTGGTTAGCATCAAAGTGTGCTATTCCTAAATCACTTTCTGTAATTCCAGTTGCTGAGGATTTCGTAGCCACGGCTGCATTCATTGCTAATTTGGATTGCAAGATACCAGATGTAGTATAACCACTGGATCCAAAGCTGCCAGAGATAGTAGCTGCTTTTACCTTATCATTGTCAATTGCACCATCTTTCACACGTAATGCGTCTGCATTTTGCTCTATGGTAACACCATCAAATTTTACGTTAAGTGTGTTACCTGTTTTGCCCATTGCATCACCAGCAATAATGGTTCCAGCTCCGGAAAACTGAGTAAAGGCAATGGCGGTGGTACCTAATGTAGGGGTACCATTATGTGTTGTAACAAAACCTGCATCTCCATTTATACTACCAACTTCTACGAAGAAAAATGCACCTCCTGGTAGTTCTGCATCGGTATTAGCATCATCCGCTCTAGTTAAAACCCATGCAACTCCTGGACTTGTGTTGCCCACTGTGGTAAGAGTGTATATACCATTTTGCACAGCATTAGTTGTACCTCCACCGTCTGCTGTTTGATCTTTAACCAAGACTCTTTCACCTTGCAACACAGTATGACCATCAATCACAAGAGTAGCATTGGTATCGCTAGCAATTGTACCTGCATTATGGGTGTAAGTCACTCCAGCTAATTCTACTGTTGTTGCAACTTTTACTGCATTTTTAATAGCTAGACCAGCTGCAACAGCATCAACATATTTTTTATTTGTAAGGCTATCATCACCAAATCCTGTTCTTGTATTATAATTTGAAGGAACTGCTATTGTGCCGTCACCATTTGGCGCCAAGCTAATATTTTGACTGTTAAGTGTTTCTAGTACTAATGCCGCTGTGTTATCATTGGTTACAATAGTGTTGCCGTTCACAGAAATATTATCTACAACAAGACTAGTAATGCCTGCTATATCTGTTGCACCTGTGGTGCCTAAAGCAATAGTGGTACTACCTATTTTGATAGAACTATTTACAAGTTTTGCATTTTCAATTGTGGCATTTGATATTTCTGTATTTGTAATTGTACCGGCTGCAATCTCTGCTGCGGTTATTTCATTGCCTGCAATATTGGTTGCGGTAATTGTATTTGCTGCAATTTTTGTACCTGTTATTGTAGCATCTTTAATGTTATCAACTTCCACAGCAGCAGCATCTAATTTTGCATGTGTAACATTACCATCTTTTATATTATCAGATTCGACCGCATTAGTAGCTAATTTTACATGGGTAACAGCGCCTGCGAGTATTTTAGCTTCTGTGACAGCATCATTTTTTATTTCTGTGGTATCAACTGCATCATCAGCAATTTTTGCAGAAGTTATGGCATTGTTTTTTATATCAGCAGTTTCAATAGTGCCGTTTACAATATGTGTTGAGGTAATGATTGCATCAGCAAGTTTAGCAGCTGATACAGCTCCATCTTTAATTTTATTTGTTTCTACTGCATTATTTGCTAATTCTGCCGCAGTAATTGTTGATGCTGCAATTTCTTGTGCACCATTAACACTATCTGTACCTCTTACTGAGCCAGTAGCAAGTTGTGTGGAGTCAATTGCTCCGTTTTGAATGTTAGTGCCTTGAATAGTTGTTGCAGCAATCTTTGCTCCTGTAACTGCTAGGTTTGCAATTTCAGATGTGCCTACAGCATCATTTGCAAGATGCTCGTTTTTGACTGCATTATCAGCTATTTTTGTATCATCAATTGCATCTGCACCAATTTTTGTGCCAACCACTGCACCTGCAGCGATTTTATCACCTGTCACTGCATTGGTTTTGATTTGTTCTGCATCAACACTGTTAGCGGCAAGATGCGTATTGTCAACTTGATCAGTACCAATTTTTGCGCTGGTTACTGCACCATCTGCTAATTTAACTCCTGTAACATTTGCATCAAGAATTTTGGCAGTTGTTACGGCATCTGCATCTAATTTTGCAGCATTAACACTACCATTTGCTAATTCTGTGGTACCCACTTTACCAGCAGCTATGCCAAGCGTAGTAGTGCCGAGGTTATCATTATAGGTTATGTCAATTGCTTGACCTGCATCTTGTGTAAGTGTTCCACCTGAATTGTCTTGCACAAATTCAGTCAATTCTGTTATCACGCCTCCTATACTAATTTTTGGATTTTTAATAATCGTAAATCCAGCGTTGTCTGGCAAAAGACTAAGATCTCCACTGGTATCGGTAGTAGTGATAGAATTTCCATCTATTTTAATATTATCAACGGAGAATTCATCTATTTTTTTACTACTATCCAAAACAACAGCTTTTCCAGCAGTCACTGCACCAGCAGTAACATCTAACATGTCTGTAAAAAATTTACCACCTACTGCTTGAAAGTTTTGTCCGGTAAAATCACCAATAAATAATTTTTCTTTGTGAGAAGTCTCAGTACCAGTCCCGTTATACACATAGACTAATTCACCTGAATTTACACTAGATGGGATAGCACCTGTATTAGTACGTTTAATTTGAATTTTGGTTGCCATTATTACTCCTTAATATACTCCACCGGTGATAACCAGTTCACCAGCCTGTGTATCGATTGTATTCGTGCCAGTCCAATTACCACTTTGTAATTGCAGCAGAGCGCCCTCCTGGGCATTTGATGTTTGTGTATTTACCAGAGTTTCAACATACACCTGTAGGCCAATCTGTGATGGATCAATAGTATTTCCAACAGGTTTAAGAGTACCGTCTGCCTGCTTGACCTGTGTTCCAGCAGGCAACTCTAATTGATTATTGGCATTAACTTTAATTTGTTGATCACCAACATATAACCCACCATCGTCACTGACATATAAAGCCTGCCAAGCAGCATCAGGTGATCCTAAATCATATGTATCGTCAGTTGCTGGTTGAATATTCTGTTCGAGATTATCCATATTCACAGTGCTATCAGTCATAATACTAACACCACCTTGAGTCACACCATCACTTAATTTAAGTTTTCCATCCTCAGCATAGAAAATATCGCCTTTATCACCTACAAAATTCGCAGCTACAGCAGTAGGTTTATAAGATGCCCATACCTTGTATAGTGACATAATTTATCCTTAATTAACTTCGTCTTCTTCTGCATCATCTGTTAATTGTGCGCCTACGATAGATTTTTTGCCGTTTGATACTTTGTCTAGTTCTATTTGTTGTTGCTGTGGTCCAACAAATATTGGATCAGCATCTTCTGGTTCTGGATCTTCCTGTGTTTGACCCGCAACATCTATTTCCGGGTCACCATCGCCATTAATCTTAATGTTTATAGGTACATTAATAGTAAATTCTTTTGCTCGCATATCATATCCTTATACTATATTTAGCCGTGTTTGTTTTACGTGGATTAATTGTATATCGCAGCCCATAGATGTTTGCTTACACTTTTTTTGAAGGTTATAGGCCTAGTATCTTGGATTTCATGAACAGCCTTAGCAACTGCAGGCATTTGAACATCATCAAAAATTATCACTTTGCTATCTTTTACTTTCGCATAATCATGCATTACTGTTTCGTAGCTATGACCTCCATCAATATAAACAAAATCAAACACTGTTACTCTAAGTGTATCCTGCGTATAACCTTGAAAAAGTTTATATCTTAGGTTTGGATACCATTCTACTACTTTATCTAATGTGTTTGTTGCAACCTGTAGATAGCAAGGACCTTTTCCGTTTCGTTCTGATTTATGAAATGCTTTGTCAACTCGTCCTTCAAATATGTCATATCCATAATATGTTAATTTACTATCATTGTAAAAATGTGATATAAGTTGTTTTGCGGTTGAACACTTGTGAACGCCAATTTCTCCTATCAAATTATACCGTCCTTGGGGTATTAATTCTTTAAATTCTTCAAATAGTACTTGCTTCACACTGTTTCCTTGATGTCAATATTTAGTTAAATACGTTATGATTGATCTAGAACACTTTCATAACACGATACATAATTTACAATCCTCAGGACGTTATAGGATATTCAATGATATTGTTAGGCAAAAAGATAAATTTCCTGAAGCAATATGGTATGGTCCATACGCTATTAAATCTGTAGTAAATTGGTGTAGTAATGATTATCTTGGCATGGGACAGAATAAAACTGTTATAGATGCTATGCACACTGCACTAGATCAAACAGGCACTGGCAGTGGAGGTACAAGGAATATTGGAGGTACTAGCCATTATCATGTTGCACTAGAAAAACAGATTGCCTTGTTGCACAAAAAACCAGCAGGGCTTTTGTTTACGTCCGCATTTGTTGCAAATGAATGGACGCTAATCACCTTACCCAAGATCATTCCCAACCTAACATACCTCAGTGATAGCAAGAATCATGCATCTCTTATTCAAGGGATAAGGCACAGTGGGGCTCCCAAACGTGTTTGGCAGCACAACGATATGGGTGATTTAGAATCGGCTTTAAAAGAAACATCAGGCACATCTTGCATTGTGTTTGAATCTGTGTATAGCATGGATGGGGATGTTTCTCCAATGGCTGACATTTGCGACTTAGCAAAAAAATATAATGCTGTTACCTATATAGACGAAGTACATGCAGTTGGTCTTTACGGAGAAACAGGAGGAGGCAAGTTAGAAGAATATTCACTCTATGATAATGTAGACATTATTAATGGCACCTTAGGGAAAGCGTTCGGCATGCAGGGAGGATATATCGCAGGTGATTCTATTGTGTTAGATTGCATAAGGAGTTTATCAAGTGGATTTATTTTCACAACCAGCCTAAGTCCTGTGATCTGTGCAGGAGCTCTTGCAAGCATAAAATATGTTATGGATCATAATGAATTACGTAAGTGCCAACAACTTCAAGCAAAGACTCTTAAAAATCATTTACAGGATTTAAATTTTGATATATTTCCTGCAGCTACAACCCATATTATTCCTTTGATGGTAGGCAATCCTACACACTGTAAGAAAATAAGTGATGATCTGTTAAATGATCATAATATCTATGTGCAACCTATAAATGCACCCACGGTGCCAGTCGGCACAGAAAGATTACGGTTTACTCCAACTCCATTACACGATGACAGCCTTATCAATGAATTAATCAAAGCCCTACAGAAAGTTTTCTAGTAAGCAGTCTCTATAGCAGGCTGAGACATTGCTGGACGAAGTTTATGACCTACACCAAATATACACAAGTCGGGACCTCCCTTAGCCCTTAAATCATCTGGCAATTTGAATACCATACTATATGCATTTGTATCTTGATTCATAAAAATCATAACCTCTCCAAAAATAATTCTTGGCACTTGATTTTTTGCAGGTATTTGCATTGATGCATCAGATTGCAAAAATGGCATTTGCCCTATTGCCGAAAGTCTTTTGCCAATGGTTGCTACAGAACCACAGTCCATTAGCTGTGGTAGTCTTGTAATTTGCTCTTCGGCTTGTGATGATACTGTAGGTATTAAAAACCAGACGAAAAGCCACGTAAGAAGTAACTTTCTCATGTAATATCCTTAAAAATATTTTTTTTATATTTATTGATTATAAATAGCGATCAAATAACTGTGAACTGCAAATATCAAATGCGTTTTTCCATGCTGTCTTTCCAGTGCTATTAAATAGGACATCATCGGTTGCATTAGCTATCAGCCAACTTTGATTTGGTTGATATGGAGGTTTACCAGTCAACTCTGCTTGTAATTGTCCTGGTGCCCACCCACATAATCCTCCAACTATCTTCCAGTAGGCAGGCTGATCATTTATTCCTATTTTTTCTAACATGAAATTATCGCTAGTGATACATAATTTATCGCTTATTCGGACGGTATTCTGGCTAGCCCAATCATCTGAATGTAACATCAATAATGATTGTTGATTTACAGGACCACCATGATAAACTGGTGGACGGTATGAACAATTAAACTCTATCTTTTTATCTTTGCAAATGTCTTCAACTGTATACTTACTTGGTTTATTTAATATAAAGCCTAGTGACCCTTGGTTTGGTCGATCCTGATATAAGAAAATCACGGTGTTATAAAATAAGGAGTCCTTGTTACAACTAGGATGAGATATCAAAATTTTGTTTTCCAACATTTCAAACATTAGCTATAATCCGGCAATGGTCCACCATATGCCGCTCCTTTTATTTTCCGCCCATCAACTGTAAGTCTCGACTTACCAACCTTATGACTTTTCTTTCCTGATCTCGCTCGGTACCCTTGACTTTTACAGCTTGCCGCTGCACTTGCACCTAATTTAGAAATGGGTGTGTTACTTTTACATAATTTGGCACTAGCCTTCCATTCATCTATCAAGTCTTCATCTATTTCTATTATAAGCACATTTTTCTCCGCTATAATATTTATATAGAAAAAAAAATTATAAGTTTCCGCTTGACATTAATTCTAAATGATTATATACTAGCTAAATAAGGAGAAACATGCGTTTTGATTTTTACCAGTGCGACAATGGAGTGTACACGATCCTTGATGAATATCACAGTGTCTTTATTACACAAGCTCCGTCATTTGACCTTGCGTCTCAATTGTGTAACAAGTTGAATTCTTTATCTGACAATGAATACCTGGCTATGGCGCCTATAGACTTTATACAATTAATTAACTTTAATTTAAAAGGATAACATGTTAGCAATACTAATTGTTTATGCCTCTACCTATTATCTCCTTAGCTTAGATCCTTCTAGCTCTCCTAATTCTAGATATACCCAAAGTGATCCTTGCTATGAGTGTGGTGAGGATTGGGAATGGTATCCAAACATTAATGAAGTCACTAAATAATTTATGTTGGAAATATTTGCTAGTTATGTCGTTGGTACTATTGTTGGACTTTGGTTAACAAGGTCCTATAGATCAAATGTAGTTGATACTGTGATAGAAGCTCTAATTGATCAACAATTTTTAAAGACTAGGATAGACAGTGCTGGAAACACTGAAATTTTAAAATGGAATGAAAATTCCACTTCAACTGATAAATAAAACTACAAGTCAAAATGTTAAAACTAACCATAGGTTTTATTATAGGGTGCTTTGTCACTTATAATTTCATTATGCCTTACCCTGCAAGAGAGCAAATGTTAGCTGAAGCTAACAGGATGACATTACAATTATTGCAAAAAATCCAAGAAGAATTAAAATCTAATGTTGAACATCAAGGAAGTAATTGAAGGTAAAAGTTATGCCTGTAAATTTACTGTTACCACGGCATGTGATGGTGATGGTAATCCTACTCCTAACTTATCTGGTAACAAACACATACACAATAAAAAATATGAATCACTTGGAATTATTGTCAAGCGCGATGTAGCTAATAGTCTTGTGCGTTTGATCGATGAATCAAGTCGATTACAATTCGTTGTACCTTTTCATGATATCTGGGATATTGATGAAATTGAATGGGTAAATGAATTTGCATAAACCCCGGTTTTTGGTCCAATTTTTCCTTCCGGTTAAAGGCTGATTGTTCTAGGCCGCCAAAAACCACTCCTAACCTCCTAGTTCACGCTAGGAGGCCTCCTATTATAAATATGATATGTGCATTTATATTATCGACTTGGGTAGTCAATACACACATTTAATCAGCAAACGATTACGTATGTTAGGCTATAGATCTGAAATAATCGATCAAGATTTTACTGCATCATCTCTTAAGAATCCCAAAGGCCTTATTATAAGCGGAGGTCCTGGCACCAATTTATCAGGATTGACTGATAAAATATTTGCTACCCAACTACCAATATTAGGAATATGCCTTGGCCATCAACTGATTTCTGCTCATTATGGAGGCGCAGTTGAAAAAAAGGCCAACACTGAATTCGGTAAGTCTAATTTGTCTCAAGTAAAAGATAGTCCTCTATGGGAAGGAGTAAGACAAGGCAGTCAAATCTGGATGAGTCATTTTGACACTGTAACAAATATTCCACCAGATTTTGATATTATTGGCCAAACCAACAACGGTGTAGTTGCTGCATTACAGCACACAAAAAAGTCTATCTATACTTTACAGTTTCATCCTGAAGTTTCGGATACACAGGACGGTTATCATATATTGTTAAACTTTGCAAAAATTTGTAAGGCAAGACGAAATTGGAGTATGGATAATTTTTCTCTTGACACCATTGAAAAAATTAAAACACAGGTAGGTACAAGAAAGGTATTGTTGTTTGTAAGTGGAGGTATAGATAGCACAGTTGCCTTTGAATTGTTAAACGCAAGTATCGGCCAGGATCGTGTGCTTGGCCTTTTCGTAGATAATGGATTTATGCGTAAAGGCGAAGGCGACCAAATCCGTGCTACATATGACAGCCTTGGTTATACAAATATAAAATACAGAGATTACAGTGCAGATTTCTTATCAGCTATCCAAGGTTTAATAGATCCAGAACAGAAACGTAAATCAGTTGGTGAAACATTTCTCAAAGTGAGAGAAAAATTTATCAGTGAATTAGAATTGGATCCTGATGAATGGATGTTAGGACAGGGTACTCTGTATCCAGATATTATTGAATCAGGCGGCACACGAAACAGTAAGGTAATCAAATCACATCATAATAGGGTGGCCGGTGTACAAGAATTTATCCGTAAGGGATTGGTTGTTGAACCGTTGAAAGAATTATATAAAGATGAAGCAAGGATCCTTGGCGATAAATTAGGGTTGCCAAAAGAAATAGTATATCGGCATCCTTTTCCTGGTCCAGGATTATCTATTAATGTTTTGTGCACAGATCAAAGGATACAAAAGAAATATAAAACAAGATTGCCTGTTGACTCTGTAGGTGTACAAGGTGATATGCGAACTTACACTCAGCCAGTTGTTATTGAACTAGAAAAGGATTGGCAAAGTCTTGAAACTAAATCAATTGAAATTACAAACCAGTTAGCTGATGCCAACAGAGTAGTCACATATCTGCCTCCACAGGATCATCATGCCTTTCCTACTTGGCAATCTCGTACTGCACACTGCACTCAAGAACGATTAGACCTATTACGAGAAGCAGATCATGTAATCACACAACTCTTAGAAAAACACAAATGGATGAAAAAGATATTCCAACACCTAACTATTTTATTACCTGTCAGCATAAATGGTGATAAGGATAGCGTTGTTATCCGTCCAGTATGTTCAAGAGATGTGATGACAGCAAAATTTGCTAAGATAGATTGGCCTATTGTAGATGAGATTGTCAACCAATTGTACAATATTGAGGAAATAGACAGTGTGTTTTATGATATTACACACAAACCGCCAGGAACATTTGGTTGGGAATAAAAAATGGTTGACATTGGTTTTATTATCATTTACAATATAATTTTAGTTTAGAAATGTAAATACTCAGTAGGACCTGCGCCCGCAAAGCAAGTTGTAGACATGTAGGGCCAGCAAAGGATTGCTCAGGTTCTACAAACAATCCCCAAATAGGAAAACATGCAATTAGAAATTAAAGGTTCAGTGGTGTTCCGCCATGTAGCCTATCCAGATTGCGAAAAATGCGAAGAAGGAGCCAAACTTATGCAAGAGCGAGGTATCAAATTTGCTACCGTAAACTGCGATAAGCACCTCTTTGGAGCACTGATGTCTGGCACAAAGTCGCAAGATGTGCCACAATTTTTTGTCAAGGGTGAATTTATAGGTGGTTTACCCGAACTGAAAGCACATCTAGAAACACTTTAACACACACATAGGAGAACAAATGATTGTACCACAAAAGAATTTTCGAGTAAGGATGGGTCCAGACTGGCATGATGCAACTACAGATGAATACTTCAAAGACAAGCGAGTTGTCGTAGTATCACTGCCAGGAGCATTCACTCCGGTATGCAGCAGTAAACAGTTACCTGCTTATGAAGCAGCTTACGATGAAATGGTATCACTTGGCATCAATGCAGTCTATTGTATGAGTGTCAACGATAGTTTCGTAATGAACGCTTGGGCTACAAATCTTGGTATTGAAAAAGTAGAAATGATTCCAGATGGTGATGGTGTTTTTACACGTGGCATGAACATGCTGGTAGATAAACCATTCCAAGGGTTTGGCATGCGCAGCTGGCGTTATGCAATGGTAGTGAACAACAAAAAAGTAGAAAAGATGTTCGTTGAAGAAGGATTCAACAATCTAGGACTTGACGATGATCCCTACGTAGAAAGCACTCCTGATAAGGTGCTGGAGTTTTTGAAGGTAGAATAGATTAAATGCGGCTGTGGTGAAATTGGTAAACACACTGGACTTAAAATCCAGCGGCATAGCTGCTTTGCCGGTTCAATTCCGGCCAGCCGCATTTGATATATACTGTATGCAGTATAAAATTATCTTAGCTAAAGTTTTAATCATTGGAATACCTACTTTTGCCACAGCATACCTAACAGATTCTATGGTATACACAATTCCAATGTTAGCTATAACCACTATTATTGCTACCAGTCTTACTGATCCCAATACTATCGATAAACGTATCAATGTCGACCTTTCAAAAGATTCAAAAGATAATCAAGACGGCTAAAAAAAATACTTGACATTTAAAAAAACAACGTGTATAATAAGAGTTAGTTTAATAGCTTTTTTCAAACCTGTCCGCTTAACTTAACATGCAAAAATGGAGTATCCAAAATGCAACAGTTACTACAAGCCAATATCACAACCTACGCTACTCAAAAAAATCAACACTATAGTCAAGCTACATCACATGTAGTAGGAATTGCAGAGAGGTGGGCTAGCACAATCGCAAGTTTGCCATCTTTTTATCAATCTCTTGTTGAACAAACTCTTGCAAGTGCTATTGCAGGTTTTAAATCACGTCATCCAGACGCAAAAGGGCTTGATGATTTTCCTCTAGCGAAAGCAGCAGAGTTGTATATGAATCTTTGTTCTATAGACACAACATTACAAAGAGAACTTGATGTTTTTTGGGTTTTAAGGATCTTAAGCCAATTCTGTGCTACGATGGTGATGCCGATCAATGCCTACCAAGATCCAAAAACAAAAAAATGGTGCATATGGGATGGACAACATACCATGATGGTCATGTGGTTAATTGCTACCGAAATATACAAACAAAATCCTAAAAACGTTATTGTTCCTGCTTGTTTGTATGACATTTCACAAAGAGCACAAATTAGACAAAACTTTACCACTCTTAATAGTCCAGCAGGTAAGATGACGCTAGATGCGATTGATCATTGGCAACAGAGTCTTTTTGGTGTGCGGATTGACGGTTCTACTGATCCAGCGTGGTTGAATGTAGATGCAAAGCAAAAAGTTATAGAATCAAGAGGTCTTTTTGTAACCGCAAAAAAGTTTGGTGACACCGGAGAAAATGGTGCAATATCTCGTCTACAAGAAATTAACAGTCTTACAATTAATGCAGTAGACAATCTAATGGCATATCTTAGCCAAGTTGGTGCAGATGAGCGTCCAGTATACGAAAAGGAAATGATGACAATGGGTCAGTTTTTCAAAAGATGTGCGCAGGATAATATACAGGTTGACACTAGTTATATACAAGATATAGCAGACGTTATCTTAAACCATTGGGGTGCTGACTTTAGACCAGAGAGTAATTTTTGGACTGATGTAAGAGATTCTTACAACAATTGGTATAATCATACCAATTTAGGCAGTATGAGCATGCCCAGATATAAAAAAGAATGGGTGCACGGAGGGCCTTTTTTGATTGCACAACTGCGAAAGGATTGCCCGCATTTGCATATACCAGGCTCAGGCAGTAACAGTGAATTCCAACCACTTGCTGCAGATTTACGGTAATGAGATCGGGGCAAAATGATAGGATGAAATCTCTATCGACGTTAGAAAAACATTTTGGCCGGATCTGCATGCTAGAGGACTGTGACCTTCCTGTATCACATATGGAAGGTCCTGGGTCAAATGTGCTTTGTCGTGAACACCAATTACAACAGAGAGAATATGGTGGGTTAGGTCGGATTGACAGACCTTGGACATTCTACAGGAAATGGCACTGTGATCAGTGCGGCTATGCACCTTTAGAAGATCCTAGACTTGCTAATGTCACTGATGAAACAGTGTTACGCAGAATCGCAAGGACTTTAATCCACGCAGATCACCACCATACTCGCAGAGCTGACGGAGGCGGTGATACGGAAGAAAATATCAAGAGCCTTTGTTATGTCTGCCATGCAAAGAAAACAATTGTAAACGAGGATTATAAGAAAAATAAAGGACAAGTATGGAAACAAGAACTGCCTAACATGAATTTACTATCACTTAAGTCTAATTAGATAAATATTTGCATGGCAACTTTACAATCACCATTTATTCCAGCGCAACCATCCAAACCAAGTTATCCAAATGGAATTGCCCACAGCACTCCTAAGGCTGATCGTGCGGCTGCAAAAACAGCTTGGGTGGCTTGGGTCAAAGCCTATAAAGACTATACCTATAGATCTACTGGGAGCGATCCTGGTAAATTTGATCATACTGGTTTTACTTTCAGTGATGAAGGCGGTGGTGGTGCACAGACATTCAATATTGCAGTTACAAGTCCCGAAGGTGGACATTACGTCCTTAGTGGGACTGATCGTAATGGATCAGTCAGTGGCAATAATCAACCTGTAAACTTAAATGTAGGTGACACCGTGAACTTTAACGTAAATGTTGGTAGCATTCATCCTTTCTATATAAAGACTGTGGCTACGACCACTCCTGGCAACGAAGTAACTACTCCGACAGCCACTAATCAAGGTGCATACAACGGCACCGTCAGTTGGACCCCTAACACTGCTGGCACATATTACTACATCTGTGGCAATCATGGTTCCATGCAAGGACAAATAATAGTTTCTTAATCTAAAGGTAAAATGAGTTTATCATCTGTGATCCGTGAGGTTAACTCCTTCCGTCGTGGCCCAAAGATTGATCCACGGCATGTGACTATGAGAGACGCTATTCAATTATTCGAACATATTGATTTTCAATTGAGTCCTGAATGGTTACACCAAGACGGAGTACGGCCTTATTATCGTGCGATGAAACGAGAACAACAGTTAAAGTCAGCAGCACAGGCCCTTGTAACTAGGGGATATCGTGCACCAAAACTTTCCAACATGGCAGTCAGTGAGAAATTTCCTAAAACAGTTTCCTAAACAGTATCACGAACATCTAGAAGGATACCAGTGGCTACTACAGTTTGGGGACGACTATAGACTAAGTATAATCAATCACAAAGGTAGCCGTGGTTATCCAAACTTATATGAAATTGGTATATTTTCAGACTGTGATACTATGGCAGCATTACCTGGTATTACAGTGAAAGATGATCAAGTAAAAGGAAACTTGACATCTAATCAAATTGATGTTATAATTATTAAGATGATATCTGTTACTGGCAATATGCCAGTAAGCGTTTTCCCACCTAACCATTGACTGAGATTAACTAATGATAATATCTGACATGTTATTCCTTGTTGTCGTAGCTCTTCTAATGACTATTTTATTTTCTGGAAATCCTCCAAAAGGTTAGAATGCAATACTTGATGTTTTTCGCTACACTTTGGTTTTATGTAGCTGCCGGTGGTTTAAGCGGCATGGCCTCAATAGTAAGTAATGATTTAGCGTGGCTTGTTGGTTTATACTATATAGGAGTGGAGCAATTTTTAGTATCACCGGCACATGCTGGATAAATACGTGGACCTCTAGCTCAATAGGTTAGAGCAAACGACTCATAATCGTTAGGTTCTCGGTTCAAGTCCGAGGGGGTCCACCACGAAAGGAAATAGTGTGACAAACGATCAATATAATCAAATCAATCAGAAAGTATCAACAATGAGTCATTATTTAGAAACTTACAGTGACATATTACAAGAACAAGTAAATGAATTAGCAAAATTTGCTAATAATCTTGATAAAGTAAGCAAACAACTGCAAGAAGTATGCAATATGCTTCATGGACGGTACACAGTCAAAGATGACATTGCAGCGACTAAATAAATACTCAGACACACAAGGAGACACAGATGAAAAAATTATTCCTTTCTGCCTTAATCTTGGCAGCAACTACTACTTCTATAAACGCAATAGAATGGACTAATCAAGAAAAACAAACTTTTGTTGGGACCTGTGTAAATCGCAGCATGTCACAACAACAAATACGTAATACTTGGCCTGCACATCTAATTGGCCAAGTTTGTGATTGCATCCGCCAAACATTAGAACCTTTTAGTCCATTTGAACAATTCAATTCCGTGTTTACAGATAATACTACACGGCAACGTGGACAGCAGAGCATGTACGTGGTTGCGACAGCTTGTGTAGGCATAGTAAGGCAACAACAAGCACAACAACAAACACAACCTGGGCTCAATGGATGGGAAGGATTTATGGAATAAATACTTAAAACACGAAAGGAGACTATATGAGCGACCAACCAGAATACGAACTGGATGATGATACCCGAATATTGGTAGTAAGCCTATTGGAGATTGCGATAATGGCTTCGAACGTGCAACTTGATCCTAAGCACCAAGAGAGTATTGTAAATATTGCTACAGTGGTTGGTGCTAGGTTTGGTATAGATATTGATTTTACACAAATTGTTACTAATGTAGATGATATCAATGATGGCGATTGGCCATTTTCAATTTCAGTATCAGGAATTGAATAGGCCCCGCTGTTAGCATCACATATATAAAGGACATAATGCAACTTTACATTGTATATTGCAGCAATGACAATTATAAACCGCCGACATTTCATGCGACAAAAGACCAGGCCATGAAAAATTATATGTATCTAGCAAGACTAATGGGGGATCGCCATGCTGTAAAAGTAGGCACTCTAGAAGTTACAGATTTACCAGAAGACGAGGTGTTTGAGTACACCGAAACCCATTTTATTAAAAGAACACACAGGACTAATTCAGTTGATGAAGAACTCCAAATTCATGAAATCTAACTCAATGATTGTAAATGATGCTGTTCGAATCCTCACTACCTTATACTTCACTTACTGGATTATGCCATACATTGAATACATGTTTGGCATGGTAGAATATGCTTAGTAATAATTTAACAAGTGAATTTTGCTATCTTAGCCAGTGGTGAAGGAACCACAGTAGAACATTTATTAAAGCAAAATTTAAAGAATGTGTATTGGTGCGGCGTCATCACAGATAATCCTCACAGTGGAGTTCAGCAACGTTGTCAATGCAACGTGATTGAAAAAGCAGAGAAAGAGTCAAAAAATTCACATGAGGCTAGGATTATCACTTGTTTACGCGATTGGAAAGTAGACATCATTATACTTGCAGGATACATGCGAATATTGAGTCCTTTTATCTTAAATCAATATCCTGCTATAAATGTTCACCCCTCCCTATTACCTAAACACAAAGGCCGACATGCAGTAAGAGACACTCTTTCCAGTGGTGACAAAAATTCCGGTTGTACAATCCATTGGGTAGATCAAGGCATAGATACAGGAAGCATTATTGCCCAGCATCTAGTTCCTATACAATCAAATGACACTGAATCTACATTGCGACAACGTATCCACAAGTATGAACTAATACTGTACCCTAAAATAGTAGAAAAAATCGCTAACAAAACATTATCGGTTGACAATCTTTCTAAATTATTATAATATAGATAACAAAGGCAGTAGGCCCCGCTGTTAAGGCCATGGGAGGCCTTTATATCCAATTGGCCCCGCTGCTAGTCATACATTAAACCTCCTATTAGAGAATTTAAATGAATCTACTTACCTGGCAAGACCTTGAATTGAGTCCTGTGGTGACAAAATATACTCTGAAGAGTGGTAAAATCCTATATAGGCCAAGGAATAAAACAGCAATAAAATTACTGTACAAAATTGACGACATCCTAGCCGGGTTTGTCGAAAACCAAATTACCAGTAAATTCACTGTAGTAGATTGCGATGATATGGTCATTAAATATAGCAAAAAGAGTAAACAATTTTGGAACACGCAAGGTCAACATGCAGAATGAATTTGTTGATGTAGCACTTCGTTGGGGTATTCTTTTAGAACTAATTAGTTTGGTTGTTAATCAAACGTCCTATGTCATGCTTGTTGTTAGCTTCATGTAACTGTCTAAGACAATAGATTTTGCAGATAGATAAAGCTTCCAGTATAAAAATAATAAAATTCTCACATAGAAATAGGCAATAAATAAAAAAACATGCCTGGTAAAATCGTGCCAGGCACCTGCTAACAGATATACCCCCGCAAAAAAATCCTACCCTTAAAAGAATTGCCCTAGTAGATTGCCACACAGATAAAAATCCCTAATGATATCAATGACTTACATCAGACCTCTAGATGCCGATTTTGCAAGAGATTTTTCCTAATGATATCAATGACTTACATCAGACCTCTAGATGCCGATTTTGCAAGAGATTTTTCCTAATGATATCAATGACTTAGATATGTGATGAAACATCCACCAGTGATCAAAAAAAACTCCGTCCAGGCCGAGGGAAGATCTCTAATGATATCAGTGAGTTAGGTCTAACCTATTGATATTACTGCGTATCATTTTGGTAGACATCTCGACACAGATTCGCTATACTATAAGAACAGTGGCAATAAATACACGATAAGGAGATCCTATGAAAAAGTTCATACTAGCCATCGCAGCCATAGCAACCGCAGCTCCTGCACTTGCTCTTTCAATTGACAAGGGTGTCGTGCGTGATCACTATCGTGAGGTAGTGAGGGAAATACCTGAAACCCATCAAAGGTGCTACACCAAATCGGTCCCACAGCACAATGATTCATTCAACAAAGGTCGCGCAGTGATCGGAGGAATCATTGGCGGAGTGCTTGGTCACAATATCGGCGGAAAATCCAATCGACACGTAACGGCCTCATTCGGCACACTAGCTGGATCTGTGCTTGGTGGATCAGAACGTAAAACTACCTACCGACAGCAGAGGCACTGTGAGAATGTTACCCATTACTCACAGGAGCGTGAAACCGTGTATAGCCACAGCACCGTTACCTTTAGAGAGAACGGCAAGACCTATACAGTAGAATTTCAAAAATAATTGAAAAAAATGGTTGACTTCTCCACAGGAGTCAACTATACTATAAAGACAGTGAGCAATTGCTCCATCCTTCCAACTCCAACAACGGAGACTCCTTGCCAACAAAACCCTGCTGCGAATACGCAATAGACTCACATAACATTAACCTCAGCATCCCCTGCTTCTGCTACACTCCACCATGGATCATATCAGACGAGGAAGAAGAAGATGAACTTGATCAAGAATGAAATCCTAAACAAGCAGGATATTGAATTGAAAAAGAATGCCCAAGTCGTCGCTATTAAGAAGCTGGAAAAAATAATCGCTGAATGGGATGTTCAGCGACTAGGATTTGCAGGACTGCGTCGACATTGCCTCCGACTGGCAGAGTTGAATGGCCACTTCACAAACAAATAATATCAGTAGGGAATATGGAAGTTGAATTGACATTGAAAGTGACACTGGATGACGGTTATAGCCTAAGTGATTTATCAGCCATCCTGGATGAGATTACCTGGGATGTAGCACATGAATCAATAGAATCAGCCGAATTAGTTGATGTAAACTGGGAGCTTGAATAATGACCTTTAGAGAAGCAGACCGACGCCTTACCGCAATCTTAAATCAGCGAGTAAATGAATGCACCGACAATGAAGACCTACAGAACAGTCATTCATATAAACTAGGTGTGCTAACAAGCATGATGTCTTGTGTCCTTACTGATGATCAACTGAAAAAATTCGAACAAGGAGTTATTTAATGGATTTGATTACCATTTTAGAAAGTTGGTTCAACGGACAGCGCCGGCAAGCTCTAACCCAAGTCAAGGAGATGGGATGGAACAATTTCGCCTATGCGATACAATTCGATGACGATCAACTCTGTCCTACCGAAAAAGTTGATATCCTTACCATGCTGATCAGGATGAATGAAGAATCAAAATTTTTAGCAAAAAATGGTTGACTTTTGTACTGTGATCCAGTATACTATTAAAACAGTGAGCGAACAGCTTGCGTTTCCAAAAACTCCTCAACAGGAGCACCGATGAACCCTTTCACAAAATCCTCGCATCCCTACTACATGGATCCGCACTTCATGGCCAAGCTCCCTAACTACAAGACAGCTTGGAGTCCAACCCACAGTCGCTACGTCGGCATCCGTGCCACATGGCGAGATCCTAACGGAGCGCCTGTAATTTCAGCCCATGTGCAAGGTGCTCCAGCAGATGAATTCACCCTGTTCCGTGCAACCGAGTTGGTGAGGTACGTCCTATGAGCATCATGCCTATCACAGCAGACACCGTGCAACATCACCTCGAGGCACTTTGGTATTCAGCCTACGGTGAAATGCCTCCTCCCAACAGCGATCCAGTGGAGATGATTTGCGAACTCACCGAGGATCGTGAACAAGGCTATGAGATCACTGAGATCATAAAATGGCTGCAAGGTGAACCACCAATAAAAAAAGGTTGACATTTTGGTCCGGTGATCATATACTATAATGACACTGGGCGTTCAGCCCATCCTGCCAACTCCAACCACGGAGACCAATGAACTGGATCGAAGCCACCGAAAGGCTTGAATACATATTGGCCAGCCGCATCAAGCGCCTAGCAATCAGAGATGAACAGAAAGCCAGCAAGGCTTACCAGCTAGGATCACTACTAGGCCTAATGGGCTGTACCCTCACTGAAGCACAGATTGAAAAACTAGAACAAGAAGAAAACATCATCCCAGGAGTGACATGTCCATGAAAAACATTATCTACACCCTGATATCAGATCCTGGCCACGGATGGCTGCAAGTGCCACGTGACCATATACATGAGGTAGGCCTAGGCGCTGGTGACTTTTCAACCTACTCCTACTTGGACATGGACCACTTCTACCTCGAAGAGGACATGGACATCGCAATCTTCTCAAAGGCCTATGCCAACACGTTCGGCTCACAACCAACCATCACCTTGAAGAACTGTAAGTCAAAGAGCGGCATCCGACAGAAGAGCACCAACTATGCCGGTGAAAAAGATTTTGCCGTGCTCTGCTCACGCATGTAGAAAAAGGTTGACATTCGACACAGGATCACGTATACTATAAAAACAGTAGGCGATCCACTCACACCAGGAGACACCATGTTCACAGGTAGAGCTATCACATTCAAAGAGAAACTGAGGCTGGCGGACGCGGCCCCCACACTAACCAGGCTTGGGTCTGGATCAGCCAGGGTGGTCTTTGGAGTTGATCTCACCACGGGCACTAGGCGAGGTCCTAGCGTGATGAAGATCGCCAAGAACACCAAGGGCCTCAGGCAGAACCTAGCAGAGGCCCAACTTTACGTGAAATACGATTTCTACCCTCCATACATGACCCCCATGATATCCTGGGATGACAATGATGACTGTGACACTGCTTGGATCTCCGTTATGAAAGCAGGTGCCTACTCTGAAACTGCATTCTGGAATCACTTTGGGGTCCCCTTTAAAACATTTTCAGACTGCCTCAGCGAACACATCAACCACGGTCGGATGAATCCTCGTGTCACAACCCAAGCGATCAGAGATTTCGTCCAGTGGGTTGAGGATAACGATCTCATGCTAGGGGAGTTCCGACAGGGTTCGAACTGGGGCACTTACAACGGCATGCCTGTGATACTTGATGCAGGCCTTACCCATGCCAACTACGCAATCGCTGTCTAATCAGGAGCCACATGCCGACTGAAACAATCAACGTAGATCAAATAATCGAACAGATCGTGGACACGCTCTGCGAAGCTGATGTTTCATTCGTATGCGAGATCGCCAACAAGGTCCTACATGCCGGACATCAGCCCTCAGGTGAGGATGAGGCCGGCTATGACCTAATCGAGCAGACCTGGCTAGAAGCGTGAGAAAACTCCGCCCAGGCCGAGGAAAGATCCTCTGTTTTATCAGTGACATACGCATAAGTCACTGATATTGCTGGTGTTCATTTTGGTTGTGTTTTATCCTTAGATCTCATATACTATTAAAACAGTGAGCGAACAGCTTGCGTTTCCAAAAACTGCACACGGAGCAGATATGAAATTAGCCAAACCAGCAAAGTTCTACAGCCGAGCACAGATGACATTCCGCCCTAAAGCAGAGAAGCGCAGTCGCAACCTGGATGCGGACATCCGTGCCGAGCAGGTAGGATTTGCAGAGGGCAGGAGTAGTGCAGAGCAGATGCCTCGTGCAACGATTCGAGTGCGCAAGGTAGAGATGATCAACGGTCGCAAGTTTTACTGCATCTCATAAAAAAACAGTTGACACGCTAGCCAGGATCTAGTATACTATAAGAACAGTGGGCGACCAGCCCACTCCTTCCCCAACTCCACACAGGAGCACGCCATGAAGCGCAAGACATTCGACGTAGATCAATTCGTACAATGGGCCAACTCAAGGCTCGCACAGAGCAATTTCGGCGAGAAAGATTCAACCGACGGAGTTGGATTCCGCAAGGGCATGTTCACTGCTAT